AAGCAACGAAAAAGACCGTTGTAACTTTGACTCCGATCTGCTTCGATGAAGGGTCAGAAGGCCGGTTACGCACCGCCAGCATAGACTTTTTGGAGAGCGTTGCTGGCCTGCCTGATGAAACCGTATTCGAGGTGCAGGACTGCGATGACGAGGGCATGGTGGACATTCAAATCGTCGAAACGATCGAAAAAATAAACCCACCCAAGTCGTGACTCTCAGGTGGGTTAAGCTTTAATCCACAGGATTATATTAGTGCCCTTAGCCTATCTAAGAACACCAAAATTTACCTAACCCCCCCCACCCGGCAGGAATCGCCCATGCTCACGCCCCGAGATGGGACAGACGATATGGGTGAGGGGGGCCAGGGGATGTTTAGACCTTCTTCACTGGTGCAACGCCTTGAGTAGGGGCGATTGCATCATTGAGCATGTCCAGAACCTTCATAAGCCCTTCAGGGGGGCCGTCGTCGCGGGCTACGACCTTTACGTCGTACTTGGCGCTGTTGTCGCTCTTACGGCTATTCTCGCTGTGATTGGCTACTGAGCCATGCACAGTCACTTCGCAAGAGAACAGACCAGCGTTGTACTTGGCCTTGGCTGTAAGGTCAGCTTTGCTATCGGAAGTGGTCTTACTCGATGTTGATGACTTAACTTCCATAGTGAAGCGCACTTCGGCTTCCTTAACTGAGAGTGCAGGCGTATTGATAATGGCGAGCAGTGGAACCTGAAGATCCACCTTTTCCATCGTCGTGTTTCCGGCAGCGTCTTGAACTGGCTTATTAAAACCAAAGTCAACGGTACGGGCCGACAAGTTGCCTTTGCCATCATCGTTCAGGCCCACATCTTTGATGAAGTCGCTGGACGCCTTTGCAAGCAGAGTTTGTGCTGAACATGCAGCTTTAAGTGGTCCACCAATGAGTTGATCCATTGGGAGGCCACCAAACTGTGATGACATTTGTACGAGGCCGGAATCTGCCATGATGCTCTCCTACGGAAGCAGTTTGATTAGTTGATCGTCGATTCTTGCATAACCCTCTGGAGGCTCACTGCCCTTGAAGATCAGCTTGAGTTTAGCAGCATTGCTCTCTTTTTTGAACCATGATGGCGTATTGGCACATGGTCTAACCATCAGCTTGCCTTTTTTGCTATCCGCCGTAAGCCCAGAAATCTCAACAGACATCTCCACTTCAAGCGTATCCACACGCAAGCTTTGACCCGTCGTGAGCGACTGTAGTGGGACCGGAATTCTTTTTTGTACCAGTACTCCATCTTCCCATGTTGGGATTTCCATAACGACCATACGAGGTGCATATATGTGTCTTCCGTCGTCATCTGTGATCGGTTCTCCACTATCATCAACCTTTCGTTCCCAAAATTCTTCGCTTGTAATCGAATCGAGTTCATGTCGCTCTGCAATATCGGTAGCCGCTATAACCGCAGATTGTATGGAATGGACAATGTCATCTAAAGAATGATCAGGCATTTTATCTCCGGGTTATGATTGGGTAGGTGATTCATGCGTCAGTTTTTAAAAGCGTACAAGGACATCTTGGTCTACCACGACTATGGACCCTTGCTATTGTTTTGGAACATCGCTGATCTGGCGAACAACCGTGTACTTTGGATGTCCTACGGCGAGGCCCTGGATGGGGGCAACGAGTGGGCCTACTTTCAGTATTGCCTGTACTTTGTGGTCGCCCTGGGCATGTTGTTTAGCTTGCCCAACATTCGGTCCTGCTCCCGCTTTGTAGGCACCTACCTTTTGTTGTACATCTTCTCTACCACTCGCTTCTTGGTCAACGTGTTTAGTGACCCTGAGTTTGCCGCTGGTGACGTTGGACGTAGCCTTGTGGTTACTGCGGTGTACTTTACCTTGTGGGTGTGGATATACGTTAAAATGCGTGTTGAAGTAATGCACAAGGATCTCCGTGGATAAACCAACCACCACTGCCGCAATCGTCGCCGCCGTTACAGGCGTGTTCAGTGCTGGTGCGTTCAAGTTCTATGAGTTTATGCTGAAGCAAAAAAGAGAGAAGCAGGTCGAAGAGAAAGCAGAACAAACCCTGTACCGTGACGATCTCATCAAGCGAGTAGATCGTTTAGAGCAGGAGCGTGATGAACATCTTGAGCAAATCATCGAAATGATGTCTGAGTTGGCCGCGCTCAAAGTTGAGGTCAAGTTTCTAAAGCAAGAGAATGAAATGCTCAAGTTGAGGATTGAGGCTCTTCGTTAGTTACGACTTTTTCAATCCATAGTTATCTCTTGCCCAACCATCTCCCTTCAAACTAAAGTTTGTCGCACAGATTGTTCGCTTCATTTCAGTAGATGTTCCACGATCTAAAGCACAAGCCCCACAATGGGGGCTTGCGTCTTTAAAAGCCTGCAATATTTCTACAGCGTTATCGCAGACACCACACACAAATCGATACAGTGGCACCGCTTCTAATCGCTAAACACAACAGGTTCGGGTTCAGGATCTTTTGAGACCACCGGATCTGCTTTTGCTTTGTTCGGTTGAGTTTTTTTGTCGGCTATTGCTTCTACAAGTTGCTCAAGTAGTCCAGTTAGGCGAGAATCGTCAGTCGGTTTATTGGTTAACGCTTCAATCAACTCAGGCGGTATTGGGCTGTTTTGAACATTTACAGTTGTTGCTACAGGGGCGCCGTTTGTGTACTGAAGATCGTTATTGTTGTCTACATCTACAAACTTAACAACCAAAAACAATCGCTCTACAGCAGACGAGTCGTGATCAATCTTTGTTTCGTATTGAAGAATTTCCCAATCACCGTTGGGTTGGCTGTTGCTGATTGTTTTCTTCATTCCAGCAATGGTGGCGTTGATCATGTTTGCCCATGTGGGCTCGGTCACATTGCCTTGCAAGTTGTGAAGAGGCCAGGACGAATCGCACAAGCGTGTTCGAAATCCATCACAATTTTTAGAATCATTTTCAGACAGTATTTGTTCATCAAATACCGTGTTCAAAATCCTCAAAAATGAAGACGTTTGATTAATTTGAGGTACTGATCCAGGCTTTTCTTGCTCTTTAACTTTTTCACCAAATGGATTTTTTTGTTGCTTTGACTCTTCAAAAAGACTCATGCTTTCTCCCTTTTTATTTTTTTGATCTATTTTTAGACTTGCTTATTACTTTTAGGTTTGATTTTTTATTGTTTAGTGGATTTCCGTCTTCGTGATGTACATCTTTTCCATCACCCTTTTTAATTCGTCCAACCATCTTCATAATTCGATTGGCAGCGTTACGGCCCGCTCTACGTTTTTTTTGCTTCGGTTTGCTGTGGTATTGTTCGTATTCGCGTTTGTAATCACGGGCCATTTGATATTTAGTCCTCCACTAACGTTTCTTGTTTATCGGTTTGTTGAACCAGTTCGTCAAGCTGATCAGACAAAACATTCATGGTGTTCATTTCTGGAACATCGTTCATTTCAACAACCTGCAGGTTTTCAGTAGATGCGTCCTGCATGCCATCATGCTCATATGCGCTAGTGGTTGTGTCGTCCATTGAAACGATGCCGCGAGCAAACGCGTACCGAAGCCCTGTCTTCAGGGCCATCTCGATGGGCCATTGACCCCACGGTGACTGGTTCTTGTTTCTTTTGTAAGCATCTGAATTGGCTCTACGCTTCTCAATGTCAGCCTTACGAATCACAACAAAGTCTTTGCTGCCGTCTTTGTAGTGTGCGACCACATAAACAGCCACAAGTGTATCCCAGGACTGGTCAGCAGATAGGTCTGGAACGTGATCAAGCTTTGGCTCTGTACCTTCAATGACGTGAAACTTATCGCTTTCGAATACAGCCTTTGTCCGAAGACGTACACCGCTTCTCGCAGCAAGCTTGGCAAAACCTCGATGCGATACTTGCCATTGAAGACTCTTGCCCCTTGGGAGAAGATAAACATCTGGTAGCGGGCCACCGGGCATAAGTCCCGTCATTGCAGAAAGCGCCACCGCTTGTGCTACGGAGACTGGATCACAACCATACAAACGGTCGTTGGTTTGTGCTGCCTGTCTAAACGCAAGCGCCACACGGCCTGCGGCCTTGGCGCCCTCTTCCGTACCTGCCATTGCTTGGAGGAAGTCCGATGCCTTGGATTCGACTACGTTGCGAAACTGATGTGCTGGATGAAGTGCATTGCTCATTTTTGTTCTCCTGTGTATTGAAATCTGAATGTTCGTGTTGGTTCGCCAACCTTCAAATAGTTTTTGGCGATGTGTGGGTGGTCGGCCTCGAATGAAGCGCGATCAAATCTGCTCCGTGGTTTGCTCTGTGACCACGTTGCTACACCACTAATACCATATGCGGTGCCTATCTCTTCTTTTATTTTGTTCTCAATCATTCGTTTTTTCTCATCCAACTCAGCACACTGTGCTCGAATTTGATGAAGCTGTTTTGCCAAGTCCATGTGGGTTTCGGATGGCTCAATAAAGGTTTTTGACTCTTGCTCGAACATCTTTGCAAGCGACTTGGAGCATGCAGTAGAGCCATCAACCTCTGGTGGTGCGCCTCCACGAATGTGCCTATCGTACCAATCCCTGACATATTCGAGCATCTTCGATTCAACAGATTCGTCACGGTGAATCGTGTACGATCTATACTCATCATTCATTGTTGCGAATGCTGCCAGATCGCATCGCTCGTCATCGGTCACTGCCATCTGCCAAATACATTGTGCAGCGTAGTATGGGGGTACACCGTTCGATCCTGAAAAGCCCCATCTGTGATCAAACTTTCGAGTAGATTTAATCTCCAGCAGCCAGTGATTATCGTCTGACTTCACGAAAAAATCTGGTCGAGCATGCATCCAAGACTCAGGCCCAATGATTGGATCGGCCTCGTACTCTGGCCCCTTTTTGATCTCCACGTTGTTTAAGTGTGCATAGTGGGCACCAATAGCTGGCTCTAAGATATGCCCCCTTTGCGTTGCCGCTGATGACGAACTTTCACTCAGACCATGGGCTCTTGCCCAAACGTCCCATGGGCTACTCCAGGGAGAGAGACCAAGAATGGCTCCGATGCTACTGCTTCCGATTGTTGGCAATGTTTCACTCATTGTTGGTTTTTCCTTTGTTTGACTGTATGGTATCACGATGTGATGGTTATAACATCACCTTAATCGGACATTTTCTGACTGGATTTTTTATGGACATTCGATCTTTTAGGGAAAGCCAACCCGCTTTCAACAGCCGTTTTGGCTTCTGCAAATGGATGAACGAAACACTCAGGCCCAAAGGTTTAAGTGTTTCCGTTTCCTATCTTCGTGACCTGGAGTCAGGGCGATCAATACCGTCTTTGCGGCTTGCCATAGCAATAGAAGATTTTACAAAAACCAAGGTCGGTGTGCGTGATTGGGCTGGCCTTTCCAGGCGAGCCCACTAAGCCTCTGCAGCTTGTGACGACTTCAGAACGTACATCATGCTCGCATACATTTGCGCTAACTCAAACTCATTGTCTATGATTTCATTTAGGCGTTGTGGCGACTTTGCCTCACATACAAACTCATCGTCTTGGTCGCGAATTTGATATCCATTATTGGTTTCAATCATTGACCAGCCCGTTGGTAGTTTTTTCAACACATCAATCATTTTATGAACATCCGAGCTTGGTATAGAGCCTGTGTCGCTTTCGAGCCAGTCCACGCATTGGTCCACTATCATCAACGCAATCAATAACGATCGGATTCTTTTTCTTTGGGTGCGGTCGCATGACTCGGCCGATTCTTTGCTGGATTCGACCCATAGCTTTCGTCGGAGTCGTGAGCACAACTGTGTCGAGTGATGGCAAATCAAGCCCCTCATCTGCGACCGTTGTGGCACAAACGACTTGAATTTTTCGATCATTCGCACGCTGTAATACCTCTTTTCGTTGTTTTTTTGTCATTCTGCCAACCAATGGCTCTGCAATAATGTTGTGTGTCCGAAGCGTATCTGCCAATAAAATACAGTGATCTACTCGATCCGATAGAACTAAAATCTGCCTACCGTCTCGGCATGCCGATAATACTCTGTTGAGAATCTTTTCATTGCGACCATCGTCGGTGGTCATTTTTGTAATCAACTTAGACCAGTCTAAACGATTTGGTGGACCCATATAGTCAGTGAATAGCCATTCAATATCGGGAGCAACCACATGTCCTGAGATCGTTAGCTGCTCATTTGTGATCTCATAGACTGGAGATCCAAAGTGCCACCAGAGTATTGAGGTCAATCCATCTGGTCTCTCTGGTGTTGCTGTAAGTCCAAGCCTGTATCTGGCGGGCATGCAGAACATGACTGAGCAGAAGGTGTGGGCCGGCACGTGGTGAGCCTCGTCAACGATACAGAGCCCAAACTGTCGACCGAACGTGTATCGTTCTGTGAATGACATTCGTTCAAGTGTTTGGAACGTTGCGACAACAATGCGTCCAGAGTCGTTTTTCTTGCCTGCCCCATACTGCGTTGCCTTTTCATTGAGCATAGATTCAATGCGATTTATCCACTGTACTGCAAGATCGTTCGTATGAACTAAAACTAGGGCCTTTGTGTTGTACTCAGCCATCGCCGCGACACCGATCGCAGTCTTTCCGGCACCGCACGGTGCGATAACCACACCCTCTCCACCGTTTGACTTCCAAGAGTCCAGGGCCTTGAGTTGGTAGTCTCGAAGAGAGAAGCCTTTTGCAAGCTGTAAAGATGGCGCAGCCGGGTCAGTTCTCACATCGATGATTTTACCAAGGTCCATTTGTGATGCAGCCTTTCGTGGAACTGCAAGACCACCGCCCCAGGGGTGATCATATGGAATCCGGTGACAAGCATTGATGTGCTTGTCGGGAATCGGCACGTATCGTCCCTGCTTACGCATACCCATTGCCATTTGATACTCAGGGTTCGCGATTTCAAATCTACTCAAAATTGCTTTTTCATTCTCATATCCAGGAGCGAGAAATACCCCGCCACCCAATGCTACTTTATTCATTATGCTTCCTTGCTTTGTACTTTCAGTATTTCATTTTTTGCCCAAACGTACTTACGTTTTCCCCCAATCATCATCCGTTTCTTTTCATAGTCCAACTCACGCAAAATCTCTGAGATTCTCATTTCATCTCGTCGATTCATGCGCCCTCTTTCAATCTTAAGCCCCTCTTCCATCACCATGGTCATAGTCACCCAGCCCTGCTGAACCATCAGGAACGTGCTGATTGGGTCCATCCATGGGTCATCTTGCCTGTAAATCTTGCTCGAATCGTGACGCTTGATGTCCATTTCTTTATCGAGATACCATGTCTCACCGGCCTTGAACGCTACGATTGCCTCTGCCCAAAGCTGATCTCGATTCTCTTGCACCCAATGAAGGTTCACTTCGTTGACCCTAATCGGCCAATACCGACGTGATCCAGTCATGTCATTAATGAACTGTGATTCATTTGTTGTTCCAGCGAACACAACGTGACGCTTAATCGTGATCGCGTGTCGCCCATAAGCAGGACGGAAGTTGTCCTCTTGAGCGCTCAAGAATGCTTTTGTTGCACTGTTCGCTGAACGACGAACAGAGTCCAACTCGGCAACCTCATAAATCCACGCTCGTGCAATCTGGCTGTATGAGTTTGCGGAGCCGATATCGAGCGGTGTGTCTGCAAAGTATTCTTCTGTAGCAAGCTTTCTGAACAAGGTGCTCTTACCGGCGCCCTGGTCGCCTGCAAAAATCAATACACAGTCTGCCTTGCAGCCCGGTTTATATGCGCGTGCGATGGCTTGAATCAACCACTTCTCAGCCATCTTCCGGTTCAGGTCCGTATCATCGCAGTCTGTTGCCTCGATGACCCATGAAGCCAAGCGTGGGGTTCCATCCCAATGAAGTGAATCCAACCACTCCAGTAGTGGGTTTCGTTTGTTTTCTTCGCCAATCAACTGCACTGTAGCGCTGACGGCAGCATCAGAGTATTCCAGTCCGTATGCTCGTGAAACCCACAGAGCGATGCGTGTATCGTCTGTATCCCTGTAGTCCCGATCATCGATTTGAAGTGTGTTGGTAAAGCTGTTTAGCCACACCCGGCCCCGCCATCTGCGGTCCCTACGCAAGATGATGTACAGGTTGTTTTTGTTTTTCCTGAACCGACCGGATGGGTCACCATTCCGATCCGTGTATTGATCGAGTAAATCAACAATACGGGTATCCGTTTCGTTTTCAGGGAGTGGAACCTCAACGGGTTCTTGATTTGGCTGATTGATGCAGTTCTCATTTTCAGCAATGCTCAGTAGATCACCGAGCCTTCTTTGTCCAGCGGAGAGGACTTCATCCAAATCAGCCATCGTTTAACTCCAGGGGTACTCTGTATAGGGTGTGTTGGGGAAGCTGATCGCAGATGATTGATGCGTAATCATCACCAGAGTCGTCTGAATCAGTAGCGATATATATTTTCATTTTAGGGGGTATTGGAATCTTAGCAAGGGACTTGTAGCTACCCGATGTTCCAGCAACGATGGCGAGCCTCAAATCTTCACGGTGTGCTTGCTCACATGCTCTCATAAAGTCGGTGATACCTTCGCAAATCAAAAACCCTTGAATTGAATCGTTCAGATGCTGACGCATGATCTGTTGAGCATATGTGTTTGCCATCAACAATCCACCGGCTTCGTATCCGGTTGGCCACCGTGTCTTCGATCCAGCAGGCTGACGACCCTTTGCATACGATACGCTTCGGCAATGAATGCTGGCGAATGTGCCATCAGGCTCAAAGCACGGTGCTGCTACTCGATAGATGCCGCCCCACTGATGCGGAAACCATTCAGGATATTTGTATTCATTGGGTAGAGGTAAAACGCGAACGCAAGACGTGCTGTCCAAAACCTTCGGTGAAAATCTTCTATTGATCATCCACTTACTTAGTTGCTCTGCAAAGCTTGCTGGCTGCTCAAGCGCCGCCTCTATTGTTGTTGTTTTGCTCCATAGGTCGATCAATTCCTGTTCTGGTGGTCGAACATACCCCTTGGTTGGGGGCGGTGTAACAACTGGTCTTTTGCTTGGGTCTGGTTGGACGTGTGCGGGAACTCCAGATGGAGTGCAGTAGCCTTGCTCGGCAAACCAATCACGAACCACAGAACGTTGATTTTTGTCCAGATTTCTCAACGGTTGTTGAAAAAAGTGTTGGGATACAAAGTCTACTACGTCGCCCTTGGCTCCACATTTGTAGCAGGTCCAGGCCATTTCGCTTCGACCAAATCCAATAGGTCCACGCTTTTTATCGTTCGATCCTCTCTCAAGCATTCCACACGATGGACATGGAAAGATGGATTGACCGTTGCCTCGACTGTATTCAAGGTCGGCCGCGACGATAGTTATGCGTGCGTTTTTAGCGCTCTGTATCCACATGGTAACTCCTGACGGGGAGCCCGAAAGAGCACCACCGGATACCCGGTGGGCTCAGTCAGGAGCCCCACTTTTGGGGGGATCAATCCCCAAAGGGCATTGTTGTGTAGTCGGTCGTATGACTTTCTACAAGCTGTTTTTCGGCGGAACGATCATGCCGTCGATGCGTTCTTGGTTCTGGCTCAATATGCTGTAGTGCATTTTAAGATCAGGCGTGATGGTCAGCACGACCTTCATTCCGGTCAGCCGGTACACTCTGTGCATCCATGAAACAACGGTATCCAGTGTAGGCGCCTTTGCTTCACGGTTCAAGATGCTGCGTAGCCGGGAACGGCTTGTGCCATAGATGTACGCCATCTTTGAGTGCTTACCTTTTTGTAGTCCACCCATTGATTGAGTCATCTGGAACACAAGTTGAAATGTGTCGATACGTTCGTAATCTTCGATTTGATCTGATTTTTCCATAATGAAAAGTGGGGTCACCGCCCCGCTGAAACGGTGACCCCGGCGACTTACTTTGCCACCTCTTCCCCTTCCCCAAGGGTCAAAGTGTCTTGGTCAGCCACCAACATTGGCTCTCGAACAGCCTCGACCATTGCCGCCTCGAAGGTGATGTTTCCATCACGGGTCGTCTTAGGCAGCTTGTCAAAGACCTCTCGGTCCAGCATGGCCAGGGCATCCCCAACCCCCATTTCATCAAGAAGTTCAGTCTTCTTGTCGGAGTTGGTTTCGAGCGCAAAGGTGACCGCCTCAAGCAGCACTTTTGCAGTTTGCTCACGGGTGAATCCAGAGCGCTTGGCAAAGAGAGCCAGGGCCACTTTCCACGGAATAGTGGAGGTAGCTTTGACTGGCTTAGACTTCTGGCCCCGTATGAGTTTACCAGCGATCTTGACGATTAGGTTCACGTCAATCTCAGAGTTGTTGTTGATGTCCCGTTTTGCAATCGAGACTGCTTTCGTGTTGAACGCCTTTGTAAGTGCGATTATTTCTTGTGATGTGAGTTCCACAGCACTCTCCTGTTTGTTTATGATTACGCTCCCGTGATCGGGAACCAACGCATTTTTCTTTCTCCCTTGTGCGTTACCCGCACTTTTTGAAGCCCTTGCTCTTTTAGGGCTTTTGCTACTTTCATTTCTGTCAGTCGCTTTTGCTCTTGCCACCCACCGGGATCAACGTACTCAGCGACTACATCAGTTGTAATGTCGTACCTATGACACGATGGTGGGTTGTGTTCTAAGAACTCTTTGACCTTGAGTCTGAAGTCTTCGGCCAAGTTTGTTCCATAGATAAGTTGAGGTTCGATACGCTTAGACGCTGCCATGATACCGGACTTTAACTCTTCCTTCGAGCACACTACTTTCCACTTTTGTGCCAAGTAGACTGACACTTGCGAGAAGTCAGGTTCTGTCATCTTTTTGCCGCTGTAGTACATGACTCCGTCACGAGTGCAGCGAAACTTTTCGTTCAGGTCTGAATCACTTTTGATCGCCAGGAAGACTTTGTATGACCCCTCTGCGTCTTCAATGTTTGACATTTACTACCTCCAATCGATTTGTGTACCAACGATTGTTAAGTTTGCCAATCGCTCTATTAAGGCTCACAGCCCAAAATATGTGGTTTGCGTTTCTTATAAAGGAAAAGACCTCTGTATATTCAATCACGATTCACTCTTTGACTTTGCTAAGTCTGCAAGTCCGTTCCAATCGATTTTAGATCCCCTGCGCTTACGCTTGAACTTTTTCAAGGTCACGCCCTTTTTCCTTGCGTATGAAGCCTTGCCACCAATGAAGCTACGTTCTTGTGGTGTATCTTCAAAGCCAAGCTGCTCTAATACATCTTCGTATGATTCTGACTCTTGCCATGCCGATATGAATGACGGCCATGACCATTCTCTTTTCTGGTTTGCTTTACGCTTTCTAAGTTTCGTAACGTTGTTACTCATTACATTCTCCTGTTATGGTTTGAGTACATTACTTGGTTGGCCCAAGTGTGTCAAGTGTGATCTTCATTCACCTCCAGTCCACGCATTCGTTCCCAGAGTCCTGGTATGAATCACCATCGCAGTAGCCGTCAGCAAGCGCTTGACGCAGGCGAACCAACTCATCGATGGTTTCTTCGATTTGCTTTTCGTATTGCTGCCACCCATACTTTTGTTCTCTGAGAATCCTGTGGCCACCCTTCTGGTTCTCCACCTCGTCCCCTGGGTCTATGATGACAACAACCCTGCCTCCTTCGTCTCCGACGTTTTGACGATGCCTGACGTAAGTGACTCCGTTCCGATAGCACTCATCAAGGTGCTTGATTTTGTTCTGCACCATTCCCAGAACCCAGCGAGCCATTGATATGTGGCCGTTGATGCTCATCTTGTTTTTGCTGTTGGGTGGGTGGAGATTCTTTCTCGATGCGTCAATCATGGTCAAGTAGAACCAAGACATGGAGTGCTTGCACTCAACCAATCCCGTTGTCCTCGATGCATCCTTGTCGGACCACCTTCTCTTATCCCAGTGGTTCGTCTTTAGAATCTTGTTGTTAGTCTCATCACAGACCAGCTGGATTACCGCAGGCCGCTTAAAGACCGTTGTGAACCGGTCATCCAGTGTGATGTACTCGCTTGTATCTACGAACTCTCCGCGAAGGTTTGGTTGTCTATGCATCACTCACCTCCTTGCTCGCGCAGCCACTTACTGTATGTCTGCTCTGGAAAGCACTTCCGGCGCTTTAGCTTCACGCCATCTACATGCGTCACCCTGCACTGGTATGTAGCGGGGTATTGAAACATGGCCGGGGCCATCACTTGAACGTTGCCGGCTATGACTTTGTAGGCTTTCTTCCGCATCGCTGGTGCGTCATTCTTTTCAATCCATCCAAGCAAGTGCATAAGGTCCAAGCTAAAGCCACTCGCACCAGCCGCCATCAGTTGGAACTTAGAGACTGTTGGGTAGAACTGAGGCAGCTTTTCGGCCAACGTTTTTCGCATGGCCGTGAACTCGTCAAGCGTCATGTTCATGTCTACGACTTTCCATTTATAAACGAGCCTGCCGCCTTTCGTCATCTTGTCTTTGACCTCGACAACCAACATCACTCACCTCCTTGGTTCACTCTTAGTGCAGCGTTGCACCACTTAATGATCTGTTGAAGATCCTCTTTCGATAATGTGGCAAGGGACTCTTGAGATATGAAGCCATCGCCAATACGGGTAATCTCAAAGATTGCAACCTCTTGAGTGTAGCCACCACCCACCTCACGCTCTAAGTAGTCGGAACGAACAAAAGACCTGTGATGAACCTCACCGACTTTGATTTTTCCTGCTGTTTCAATCTCACTATTGGGAAAGTCAAGATGTGGTCTGTCACCATTCCTGAATCGAGGTAGTGACAGCCAATAGTCACGCTCTTTCATTTGTTCTTCATCATCGAAGTCCCAATGATTTTTACTGAAAAACTCTGTGTCGGTAATCATCACTCACCTCCTACATCGCTGATGATTCCCTGGTCTGTCAGAGACTCCATCAACTCCTTCATTTGTTGTTTATGAATCGACCACGCTTCACCAAAATCTCTCTCGATGTTTCCTAAAATGTGGTTCATTGTTGATTGCAGAATCATCACCTTATGCGCGTTGTCATCGGCTTCGTCCGCACGCATCATCGAATCTTGCATGACGGCCTTCATCACTTGAATATTGTGAAGGGCTGTGATGTTGTTTCCGATGGGGTTGTAGCATTTATTACATTGATTGATGCTCATTTTGTTCTCCTGTGTTCGTCAAGTATGCCATAAAAAATCAAATGTCACGGTCAAGTTCTGTCCGCAACTGCTCTTGATAAAGGTCGAGCAACGTGTCAACCTCCCAATCTTCTAACTCCACAGCAACGCGAACGTCTCTGTCTTGTCGGTGTGCTGACAGAACCTCAATGTGAGGACCAAGCCCCACGCTGGGCTCCGCAGGAAGGAATCGACCAAACACCTCGATGATGTGTTCCGCAACAACCTCACCTGTATCTTCGTCTTCAACCTCTCGAACCAACTCAACTGAAATGTTGCGCGGGCTCACCGGTAATCTAAACTGCTCTGCTTTGTTCATCCTCTGCTCCAGTATGTTGAGGTAGGGTAGGTATGACTTTACCGGCAAGCAAAGTCATAGTCAACCACTATTTTGAGATAAAGTCACCGATGGCTTTGGCGGCAATCGAATCGACGGCGAAGTCAGATGCTCGCGCTTGCTGCAATCCATCCTTCTTCGTCGCGACTATGATTGTGTTCCCGCCTCTGCCGTTGCCCATGTAAACGAATGGGCCTTTACCCCACCCCTTCACTATAGACTTCAGTGGTGTCCCAACTGGTGTCTCTTTGTTTGGTGTCATGCTTGGCTGTCCTCTGACTCTGCCCTTTCGAGAACCTTGTTGATTGCTTCAAGCTGCTGCTGAAACGCAATACGAGATTCTTCAGGGAACGATTGAACGTTCTCTGCGTTGCCGATCGCAACCGTGGGTTGTGGTTTAGACCACTGCTCTAATAGTCTCCGCATGCTCTTTAGTTGTTTTATTTCTTGCTCAGTCATTTTTGCTCTCCTGTGTTTGCTCTGCGAACCACGCTATCGTTCAGGCGAATCCATTCACTTTGTTGTGGTTCATTCATTGGGGGGATTGTCTCTGGCACCGGTTTCACCCACGCTGAAAGCTGGTGACGGTGCTGAAGTTTGGAAGGGTCGTGGGGGCCAAGGGCCAAGTCGAAACTTGGAAAGGCTGCTCTGTTTGGTAAGCGAGTCATACATTCTCCTGTGTTGTAGGCTCATTGAATAGAACCGGCGCTTGGTTCCGTTTGGACATGGGTCACAATAAAAGGTCTACTTGGGTGAGTAATCCAGGCCCCTCACCCTTACCGGCACTATGACTTAGACCATCATTCACCTCCTTCGTCTGTTGCTTCCATGCAAATCCTTCTTGCATGCTCCATGACGGCTTCATCATCTTCCGATTGTTTTGGTCCGAAGTGTTCCAGTAGTTCTTGTAAAGCACTCAACAGATCCGGTGCCGCAGCCATCAAGATCACGTCTGCTTCGTTACGCGGGAGCAGACCATCATTTATGTCGCTTGGCATCCAAGGCCCTCTTGTGTGGTCACTCATCACTCACCTCCAAAGTTCGTGGACTCTTTCTAAAAATGACTCGGGAGTTTCGTCTGTATAGAATATTTCGATAGTGGCGTTTCTAAAGCCACCAAGCATACAGATTGCTGTGTATTTCAAGTCAGGATCGTCATCGTTTTTGACACCAGGATCGATGCCTACGGATTGAATGAGACTAACATTTACCCATTCAGTTATGCGATCAGGCCGTACCTTTTGATACTCTGAGAGTAGGCATCGATCTACCCGTATGAACCTTAGTTCATTTCTCTGACTCATCACTCACCTCCTTTGGCTTTGGCGATTGCTTCTCGGGCTCGGGTCCAGACCGGTAAGTGTAGACAGTCATTCTTGACTTGGAAACGCATGATGTCTTCCAGCACCTCCAGCAAGTCAGGCGCCGCCTGGTACAAGCGGTAGCCATCGTCACCCAAGGCGAACCGTTGCTGACGTTCGGTGCGTTCATCCAGTTGCTTCGCGTATCGTTCGAGTATTCCGTTCATCACTCACCTCCCTCGTCTTCAAACCAATCGTTCTTTTCCTGTCGTATGTATTCCTCGATGGGCATACAGTGGTCCGCTGCTGCACACTCAGTACACCATCGGCCCCACATACTTGTGAACCGATGGAACTTGCCCGGTTCGTATTCAACCTCACGTTCCCAATCTGGTCCGAGCATCACTCACCTCCCCGTCCCATGGTTAATGCAAGGCCAATCAGGACCGCTGCATCGCCAAGTGAATCTTTCCAATCAGGTTTAGGGTCATCCGAGATAGCATCAAGGATGCTGGTCAAGACCGCTTGAAGTTCTTCTGGTGTGAGCATCACTCACCTCCCTGGTTCTGAGCATCCACGATGCTCTTT